CGGGGCCACGACTTGAGGAATGGTGAATGAAATTGACGACGCGGGAGTAGCCTGCTCTCCCATGAACTTTTTCCAGTTTGTCCATACGAGCCTGTTCGGGACGAAGAAGAAGAAGCTGTCCAAGTGTAGGTTGTCCATCAGAGGGTAGATCGGCGTTGCCATCCGTGCAAACGCCGTCATCCGCAGAGCGAAACTGTCGCCGGGTAGAACCTCGTCCAAGTACACGGGGATCAGATAACCCGCATCGAAAGTCGTTTTGTGTGTGTGCTGAATGTTGAACCGAGAGCGCGGAATGTCCGCCTTCGGCACCATCGCAAATTGATGGACGTTGACTGATCTGTTCTGAAACATCGCGCGCTCCCGTAGGTTGTTACTTCACCAACTGCTTACCGATCGCCACCTGCTCCGGGATCTCATTCGGAATGAATTTCCCGGTGTGATCTTCCCAGTCTCCCAACCAATAAAGGTCGTAGTCGTCCGGGTGCTTCTTCATTTCACTGTCGTCGCGGTTGATCTCGTCCTGAAAACCGCGAACCGCCGCACCAATCGAGGCCATGAAAAACGGACGCATGAACGCGTCTAACTGCCGATCCTTGATAGCCAAAATCTTGATGATCATTTGTAGCTCCAGTCTAAATTACGCGCTTCAGGGATTTGATGCGCGCTTCCTGCACCACCTCCTTGACCGCCAACCGGCCCGGAGTGTTGTCCTTTCGATCCATAGCGTCGACGCGAGCCTTCTTCAGCTTCTCAAACAACTCAGGATCTCTGATCTTCAAACGATTGTCGTAATACCTGGGCGGCTTCGCCTCACGCCCCTGTGACACAACCATGTCCGCCGGATAAACGTCCCGGTGGTACTTCTCGAACCACAACGCCGCGATACCTTGACCCGTTCTCCCACCGCGACTCATTTGGGCGTACTCCGGCGTACGCTGCAGAATCTCTCCATCCTCCGTCACATACGAATAATGGGACGCCGCCAGATCACCTGTGATCTTCTTCATGACATACCTAGCGACGTACGCGGCGGACTGGAAGGTCACCGCGCCCAACTCCGAAAAGCCATGAGGCCACAGGTGTTCAAGAATTGGCGAACGAAACAATTGATTCCCCGACTCGTTCTTACGCCAAGGATATTTGTCCAAGAAATCGACGCCGAACATACACGCATGGAAGTGAGGCCGCGAGAACCGCTCGCCATACTCGCCACACATGAAAAACTTGAAGGATCCCAACTTCTTCCGGGCACGCTTCGCGAATAGCTGCCAATCGCGATGATCCAGCGAAACTACTTTTTTTTTGAATCGTCATAGGTAAGCGTGACGAACGCATTGAGACCGTGGAGCTGAGACTCGTGCACGCAGCGAACCGCCCACTGGCGACTACGCTCGAGGCGACAACCAACGCACCGGCCACAGGGTAGCTTCAACGCCGGCGGCAAGCCCAACGACGCCGAGGGCTGCCAGGGATGGTAGCAAGGCATCGCTAGAGGCGTATTCCACCTCTCATGGGCCCGGCAATATTCCGAGCCTTAGTCCGGCCAACCTGCCGACGAAACTTTCCAGCGCTCCGACGCTTGTTGACTGGGGCTCTCCGTAGCGGTCGCATAGCTGCTCCCTTGATAGGATTGATAAAGGTGTCAGTCCGCATATTCACATCAAGTATAGGAATATGCAAGACCCGCGCGCACGAAACCGCGCACGCGAACATTAAACCATTGATTAACAATGAAAAAGGCCGCCTGTAAGAGGGCAGATTGCCCAAGGCGGCCTGTAAGGAGAAAGCCGTAGAGCACGGCAGATATGGGGGCACGCCCCCATACCCCCTAGGAAGGCTTAGGAGCCTCTGTGGCAGGCTTGGCAATGACCCCCGGTACCGGGGTAGCTTCCGCTGCCGCTTTTTGCTCTGCCGCGATCCTATCGCGTTCTAGGGCCTCTGAAGACAGCAGGCCCCATTTCTTGACCTGATCTCGATTTTCGTCGTTCGTCACGAAGTCCGCGAACTCACCGGGATCGTTACCGAACCGTCTACGTAGATCCGCTGGAAGTTGCTCAAACGTCTCCACGGCCGCACGCACCGCGTTCATTGCGCCGTGGAAATCACTGATCCCGGTGAAATCACCGGATTGGGGAACCCGCAGCCCTTGAGGCATTTCGTAACCAATGCCGAACTTCTTGAGCAGCGTGTTTATGTCGCACTCGTCCTTGAAGGACTGTTGAGCGCCGCCTTCACTTCCTGTGTTGAGTCCGGATTCGTCTCCGGCCTCGTTGGTGTTGTAGTTTTCCGGGAACTGATGACGTAGCTGAACCTGCCGTCCGGCAGCCGTCTTGGTCTGTGCCATTCGATCTCCTTGTAGTGAGGGTAAAAAAAATCTGGAGTCTTGCTATCGCCGGGATCCTTCATCGGCCCAACCTAAAGCCCTGGCGCACATCGCTCGCAGCGCCGCCAACCGCACCTGTCCACGCACTCGTAAAATTCTTCGGTGCGTGCCGGAAATACATCGCGCTCTTTGCATCCGCACTGGTGAAAAACGCCGCTTCCGCGACTGCCTCCGGGATCTTCAACCCAACCAGCTTCGCCTCTGACTGCAGCTTGCGCGCTTCCGCAACGATCTTGTCACGCTCCGCCTCAGTGATCTCGATCATCATGTTACGCAAGCTGCTGGAACGAAATTGCTCGTTCCGACGAATCAACGACTCACTCTCTGCCGTATCCGTCTGCCACTTCAACCGCTCCATGCGCTTCACAAACGACTGCATTTCCTGACGGATGTTGTCCTTCATCGCGTCAAGGTGTCCCGCACTCGCTATCGCCTGAATCGTCTCCGCCTTGGTGCGCTCCACCGTCGCCTCATTCACATCCGCCCGCGACAACGTATCCCGAATACTGGCGGCCGCTGCAGCCGACTGTAGACCCGCCGCGTTGACATTCTGCATCGGGTGCGCCGGGGACGCCTGAGCCTGCGCGCCACTGGCTTGACCACCCGCCGGGGAGCTGGCGCCATCGCTATACGCCAACATCGGGTTTAGGCCAGCGGCGCGCAGATCGCGCACACGACGCTGCATCGCTGTATTACTCATGTGCTCCTGAAAATCACGATTGGCTCGCGCCTGACCCGCTTGAAACTCCCGGTTCGTAGCCGCCTCTGCAGCATTGAACGCGCTATTCGCCTGAGAGATCTGCCAATTCATCGCGTTCGTGTCTTGCTGCCCCTCCGCTCCCATAAGACCGGAAATAAACGATCCACCAAGGCCGAGAAGGCCCCCGCCGGTAACGCCACCTCCAATTGCCTCGATGATTCCGTCTAGGATACCCACCGCATCAACTCCTCTAGAAGTGATCGATAAGCCCGGGAACGCCGTGCATGGGCATCGGCCGTACGGCTGTAACGTCGAAAAACGAGTCGAACAGAAACTGCATTCCATTGGCTCCCGAACCTACCGCGACAAGCCGCGAAATGGGCGGCGTGTCCTGTATGAACGTGGAATTCAGCGTCGGACGCGAAGTGAACTTTTGAGCAGCGTGCCATGGATCGATAGTCCCTGATGCCGTTGAACGGAAAAGGCTCGTGATCTGACTCGGGTGATACCGATACTCCGCATACCGTTCCTGATACCCGAACACGTCATCGTCCGCCGCCTGACCATCGCAGTAAATCTCCTTCGACAAAATCGTCTGCTCGCCCAGGTGCGAAAACACCGGGAAATAGAAATCATACCGCGTCGAGCGCGACCACATCCTGCGCAAACCCTGCTGATAGGTCAGATCCGCACGCACGCTCACCAGACCGATGATCATTCCGTGTTCGGTGAACGACTGGGTAAATCCGTGTCCTCCGGCAAGTGCAGTTGCCATTCCCGCGAGGGTTGCGAGTGGGGTGGTGGTTCCGCTCGCACTGGTACCACTGGTTTGGGCAATGGGGTTGACGGTGATGGGTGAACTCCCACCCCCAAGATACTCTGGCCTTTGCAGACGAGCATCAGGGCTGATAACGCCGAAATGAGAGCGAACAATCTCCGTGTATCGCGTTCCACCGCGCGCATCCCTTTCCAGCAGCCTCTGGATTTGAAACGCTTGCCGAATCTGATTGATCGTGGCCGCTGTTGCCGCACTCAGATCCGCATACATGCCCGTATTCACCCACCGCAGCGGACTCGTAGCGCCAAGCGCGCCACCGCTCACGTTCACCGCATTGGTGGTAACAATTCCTTGTAGGTCTCGGGTCGTGGCGTCTGCAGCGGTTCGAACGGTGACGTTCGATGCATCGCCCAGAACTGGCGCAGAAGATCCGAGCGGGAGGGACACCGCCGTACTACCTTTTTGGGGCCACGGCAGCGCCGACGTGAAGTAATCGTGACGTTTGCCACGCCGGAGAAGAACGTAGTCACTGTATGTATCAGGGCCATCGTCCACGTCAACCACGACCGAATCTTGAAGGTTCTCATCGCGAAACCACTCGTTCCAGATGAGGTTGTAGGCGCGCGCAAAGAGGGCATTGACGGAAATATTTGTACCCGACCCAGCGTTCACCTGACCGACCGTGGGCAAGCCCATATAGTCCTGCAACGACCCAATCGTGTAGCCATTGGCCGGGGCCACGACTTGAGGAATGGTGAATGAAATTGACGACGCGGGAGTAGCCTGC